GGTCAGATGGCCGGAAGGTTCCGGTCAAAGATGTCCACAAGATCCAGATACCAGTACCAAGGCCATGAGCCTCACGAGCACGTCCCTGTGCCACGTACTGCTCCCTCTTCGCAAGCATTTGAAGAAGCGCAGCCCCTTCCTCCGGAAGAAGCGTTTCGTTGAACGGATCTACTTCAGCGAGCATGTGTGGTCTCTCAGTTGTCGATTGCGGCATATTCCAAGTCCTTAGCTGCTCTTAAGGCCCACCCCTTACCGAACGTAGGCCATGTGCTTAAAGAGGCCCAGAAGCGGATTCTTTGGGCCATGAAGCGCATCAGCACATCATTGACATCCGTAGCCTTCAATGCAGCTTGGCTAACAGCACCGAAGTGTCCATCATCTGCGACTCCGATGGCGGCTTGTAGCTTACGGATAGCAGTGCTGATTCCGGAGTTAATGGCAAAATCGAAAGCTTGGAACTTCACTGCTGGATGAGCATCCCCAATGACATCCCAGAAGTCTCTCCGATAGATTTCCTTGGCACTCTCTACGGTCAACGCTCTAATGTCTACAGATGGGTATGAGCGCTGAGAAATTCCAAACTTAGTTAACCCACCTGGGTCAGATGGGTTATCGGTTAGTCCACCCTCGTTGCCAAGCAGACGATCAAAGGATTCATCGAAGGAGGTCACTTCTGGCCCCTCTCAATGAGTCGGTCTAGCTTGGCATCCAGCAACCGGAATTGCTCCTGCATCAACCGCATAGCGTCACGGAGAGAGTCTGAGTTCTGAGTATCTCGTAGGTGTAGTGCTGCTGTGTCCTGCTTCAAAAGCTCCACATCCTTCTTGATGTCAGAGATGAACCAAAGGCCAGCCGCAGCCTGGGTTAGGAGAACGAAGATCAGCGTGATTGGAACCTTTTTATCAAGGTGCCAGTTTTCGTTATCGTTTCCAGGTAGTACCGATTCACCGTTGTTTGAGCGCGTCATCTACTTCTCCGATAGTGGTGTGGTTGTGATGCAGCGGAAAAACACAATCAGAACTGATATAGCTATTGACGCATACATCTGCTGAATTGGGGTTACCGGAAGAAGAAATACAAATCCTTGAAGAGAACCTAGTATTGCTATTAGGAGCGCAAATTGGACAGTACGAGATTTCAAGAATTGAATTATGGTTGGCATAGAGTTCCCCTTAGTAAAGATATCTGTGATTCCAAGGCGGAGATGCTGCTCAAGTCTCCGCTTATCAAAGCTTCGCGCATACGGCGAGGAGTTAGCTGGGCTTCAAGCAACGCTATATCCCGAAGGACGCCTCTCTGCCTGTCCACCTCAATCTGGTCAATATTGCGTGGATCTATCCATGAGCATACAGCGTCATCCCAACGGTGTGGGTAGGGCTTATTAGAAGCTCTATCAGCTTTTTGCACGTCGGTATATTCGACTTCTTCTCCATTTACTACACGGTGCGTCTCCAAAGAAAACGCCTCACTTACCTCAACGATCATTTCTCCTTTTTGCAAAGATGATGGATGAGGCGCGGCTCCTTGATACAAAGAAGTAATGCAACCTTTTATAACTGTTACATATTTTTTATGGGACATGGTTTTACTTCTTGTAGATGTTGCAAAGAAGGGACATTGGAGTCACGATATTTACCCAATCGACTGTGCTGTTTGTTGGTGTCGAGGTAAGGGCAAACTCTACAGCATAGGTGTACTGTGTTGCAGATGCAGTAGTGTTATCTATAAATTGAATATTTATTGGAGTAGTTCTAGCTAATACTACATTTATAATATCTACCTGATAGTTACCCATATATACATAGGAAACTGTTCCTGGGCCAATAGTTGTTCTCTTAATTCTCCAGGAGATCTCTATCAGACTAGAGGCACCAGAGCGAGCAACATTAAACCCAGCAAAAACGCTAAAGAAATTAATACATACTGGAGGAGATGGAGAGACATCCGTTGCAGGTGGGATCATTATTCCGCCGCTGACAATGGCCTGCGTGTAAGTCGGAGTAGAGTTGTAGTAGATATTTCCTGTTGATAAAGCAGTAGTTAAGGAGCTAAATGTTGCTGTTTGTGGGTATAAGTTTGCGGTGTTAACTGTTTGTCCTGACAACAACAAGTTATACCCATTCCACTTCATAGACGTTGTTGCATCACCGATAGCAAATTGCGCTATCCCTGTGTCATACCCAAGGAAGAAACCTGCCGTGGTAGATGACGCATTAGTCTTCCCGCCATTGAAATACCCGCCGCTTGCTACCGTTACCGCAGTCGCCAACGTAGTGCCGAGTAAGCCCTGAGCACCTTGTGCACCAACGGCTCCTTGGGCTCCTTGAGCGCCTACTCCACCTTGTGCTCCGCCAGATCCGGTAGCTCCTTGACTGCCTTGTGCTCCGGTAGCTCCCTGATTTCCAGGAGCGCCTTGAGAACCCTGCGCTCCAGTTCCTCCTGTATTACCAAGGAAACCCTGAGATCCTTGGCTTCCTGGAACTCCCTGGAATCCATTAGCACCCTGATTACCTTGGGCTCCTACGCTACCTTGCGCTCCAGTGGTGCCAACACTTCCTTGGCTGCCCTGAGATCCGGTGGCTCCTTGGAAGCCAGTAGCGCCCTGGTTACCCTGTGCACCTGGGCTGCCCTGTGAGCCGGTATTGCCGAAGGTTCCCTGGCTGCCTTGAGCGCCTGGAGCGCCCTGCACCCCTGTAGCGCCCTGGTTGCCTTGAGAGCCAGGAGAGCCTTGAGATCCAACCGACCCTTGTGCGCCCTGAAGGGAAAGAATGTTCCAGTAGGTTGCGTTTGGAGGAACTTGGTTGGTATTGGCCAGCAGGCAGATATAGGTTGTTCCTCCGGATGCTACGGCGTCGTTTTGAACATAGGCTGTAACGGAAGACCAGTTTCCACGGTAGTTAATTCCGGTAGATCCAGCAGCCCCATTGGAACCTTGAACTCCTTGTGCTCCAGCGCTTCCCTGCGCTCCAACGCCCCCTTGCGAGCCTGTAGATCCCTGAGTTCCTTGGAATCCAGTAGACCCTTGAGCACCGTCATTGCCTTGTGCTCCGACACTGCCCTGAGCACCAGTGCTACCTTGTACTCCGGACTGTCCTTGAGCCCCTTGAGATCCGGTGGCTCCTTGACTACCCTGATAGCCCTGAGCGCCAACGCTTCCCTGAGCGCCTGCGGTTCCCTGTGCTCCAGTTTGCCCTTGAGCGCCTTGATTTCCTACTGGACCTTGGGGTCCGGATGGTCCTGTTGACCCTTGTGAGCCTTGCGCTCCTAATCCGGTTTGACCCTGAGAACCCTGTGGCCCTGTCGCGCCAGCAGAGCCTTGAAAACCCTGTGCGCCAACAGTGCCTTGAGCACCGCCAAAGGCGTACCACCCAGTGTCCGTTTCGTTTCTGATGTAGAGGACTGGCATGTTATATAAACACCTCGCCTACGGGCCTCTCCGCATACGATCCTTTGATAGCTATGAGGTCAGACTGGACAACGGGGATGTTGTGCAAGCGCTCAAACTCGCTTGGGAAGTACGTTACGGTTCGGCTATCTTGAAAACGCCCCTTGAACTCGGGGATAAATCGGGAGAACTGCTTCCTGGTGTAGTACCAGATGGAGTTCTCGTTCCAGAAGCTCACATGCGTTGGATCTTGGAAAGCGCCGCGCCCATCAGTAGAGGGAACCTCTATTAGCAGCCAGCCGCCAGGAGCAAGTACCCTGAATGCTTCGTTCATGGTGTGGATGGGATCTTTGAGATGCTCAAAGACGTGGCTGGCGCGGATTACTCCGACGCTTCCATCCTCAAAAGGCCATGGCTGGTTTAAGTCGGTTATCACATCAGCGTCGAATAGGTCAACCGTTTTATAGCCTTCCCAGGCGTTTAAACGACCTCCGAGATCCAACCTATCCAACCCTTCCTCCATAGCCCATTTGGAGGCCATTAGGCGGCTGTGGCGGAGGTAGTTCTGGAGCGTCTGTTCCTGTACTTCGTCGTTGTTGACTACGCAGGAGTTCTCGCCATGCAAACGGTACAAGTACAGGCACTTGTCGATGTGACGGATGTTCTTGTGACCATAGGCAATCAACATCCGGCAGCAGAGATCGTGATCGTCTCCGGTCTTAATGGTGACATCATGACCACCGATGGCGTTGTAGGCCGAGGCACGCCAAGCGCGGATATGGTCAGGAGCCCAGAACACGTAGCGCATCATCTGTGGGCTGCACGGCCAAGCGATAGCCTCATTAAGTTCACGGCCCTGCCACATAAAAGAGCGGTACTTCCAGCCAAAAGCTTCGTCAAACCTCGGGCTCTCCCAGGTTTCATACTTGAAGCTGGCAGAGTTGGAGTAAACCATTGCCGTATCAGAGTCGGAGAATCCAAGCGCAACCTCGTCCAGGGCGGAGGGGGTAAGGATGTCGTCTGCATCCAACTCAACATAGATTTCTCCGGTAGCCATCTCGCAAGCGAAGTGCTTGAGTCTTCCAATCTTGTTGTGCTCGGGATCGTCATCTTCTACGGTGAAGATCTTGACGCGAGGATCGCTCTTGAAGCTGTCCGGAACGGCTCCTCCGTTGTTCAAAACAATCACCCACTCCCAATCAGGGAACGTCTGAGCTACCAGCGAGGCGTAGGTGTCTTGCAGGTATGGGAACGCTTTCGCGTGAACGGGTGTGATTACTGAGAGTGTCATTTTGGGTTACGGTTTTAGCCATACCTGACCAGCAAAAGTGGCGGTAGGTTCTGTTGCTGAAATAGTCCCGATAACTATTCCTTGGACTCCGGTGATAAGGACATTCTTAAATGTTCCCGTATCATCAAAAAGCATTCCCAGAAGGGTTGACAGTGACTTGTTTCCATACTCGGCAGCTTGCAGGTAATCCTCAAGAACCCACTCTCCAGTTCTTGAACTAGAGAACTTGACTTGATCCGCATCTGGTTTTGTGAACTGGAATGTCATTTTCTACCCCGGAACAAATAATCCGACGTGACGCCTGACTTCGTAAACAAGAGCTTTATTTTCAGACTCTCTTACGTCCATAAGTCTCACAAGAGACTCCTGGGCGTTGATGTTGGTGTTCAGCATTTCACGGATAGAAGAAGACTCTTCCTTGATCCTTGCATTGATGTATTCGCGTACATGAGGATCTACCAAAATAGCTAATTGATCAGAGGTCGGTTCAGTCATTTCACGCTCCCTGCTTGACGGATTGGAACGATATTCCCAGCTTGCAATTGCTTGTCGATGTTCTCCTGCGGCATGACCGTGGAGTTACCTCGCTGCTTCTCCATGATTGCCATTTGCTGACTTGGAGAGAGACCGTTCTTCTGAAGCTGGTCACGGGTAATCTTGAACTGGTCAACGTCGGGAACGCCCATGGCGCGGATGGCCTCTTGAACCATTGCGCCTGTGTCGTACTCAAGGGACAAGCCAGCTTGGTTCACGACCTGGAGGATCTGCATCCACATCTCGGGAGAGCGAGTTGGCTCAAGCGGAAGAGTTCCATCCACCACCATGTAGTCGATGTCGCCCTGGAGCATGGAGGTGTTGTAATCCACGTAACCGTTGTCAGCCAATCCACGCAGCACATCGTTCTGCTGAGTCTCTGGAATACGCAGCGAGCCGGAAACGTTCAACGCATCCTGGATGTTGCTTGCCATGAGCCTTACTCCAGGGCGGATGCTTGTAGCGGAGATGACTCGGGATAGCACGCCAAGACGCTGACTGCCAAGCTGGGTGAGACGCTGGATCTCGGTAGCTGTACGCACATCGCCAGTGGGTACACCCTGCTGCGCGTCAGAGGCGGCTGCCACGCGCTGCTTCATATCGGAGAGAAACGCCAGGTCTTTGTAGTGACTCTGGGTTACATCGGGAACCTGAGCAATGTGGACACCTTCTCCAGGCTTAGAGCCAGGGAGAGTACGGACAATGCCCCAAGGGTTACGGTTGATCAGGTCATGAATAGCGACCTTAGTTGGGTCAGCAAATATGAGATTGTTGAGGGCAGCTTGTACGTTATCAACACGAGAACGAAGTAGCCAAGTACCAAGCTCATGAAGAGGAAGGAGGATGTCATATAGGCTCTGCTGGTGGGTCTTATGAGAATCGAATCCGAAACCTGGGTTGACAGCGGGAAACTGTCGGCCATAAGGAGAGAGTTGAGCGCGAATGACGAAGCGCTCATCCAAGATGGTGACAACCATCCACACTTCGCCAAGTTGAGGTAGGCCAAGCTCAAAGCCGCTGAAGCAGATCCAGGCCTCATCCACGATGTGGCTACGTCCAACTTTAAACTGAGCATTGGAGGTTCCATTCATGTCGCGGCGAGGATCAATGTTCCAGCCCTTGCCCTCTTCTTTGTGCCACTGGTGACTCTCCCATCCTGAGACGATGGTGTTGTTGTCCAGCATCCTCGGGTATTTATTCAGCTTCGGATACATCCCCGTGCGCCGTAGAGCGGTTCCGGAGGAGTGATCACCGAAGACGATGAAGCCCATCTTCTCCATGGCACCGGCTGGAGCGCGGGGATCTGGGAATGTCTTCCTCGGGTCAGCGTTGACGATGATGTTCGAGTTGGCCTTGTCGTTCCAAACGTACTTCGTAGGAGCGGTGCCGTAACGGATGATGTCCAGGAACTGTTGTGCCAATCGGGCTTCCCCGGCCCCACTCCGCATCTGCTGGTGGAGTACGCGCTCCAGAAGCATGGCAGGCTTGCGACTGTTTCGGTTTAAGCCCTCCAACTGGAACATCGGGTTCCGGCCAGTGATAGCAGCCATGAAGTAGGTAAGAACCGTATCGGAGATAGCTCGGGTGTCAGCGATGACAACCTTGTTCCGAAAAGCGGTGGACTCGGCGGGGACGTAGAGATCGTGAGCACGGTCAGCCTCTTGCCAAGCGGCATATCGTCCGGAGATGGAATCGTGCGACATCTTGGAGACGACGCGAACGTATTCAACCAACCGTCTCTCCTGGTCAGCAGTTAGATCCTCGGAGACATCGTTGTAGCCCATCAGCTTGTCAACAAGCGGAGACAGGTCAGCGACAACAGGGTCATCGAGTCCAGCAGAGCGGTAGTCAAACCATGAATCGTTCATGCTCGTGGTTTTACCAGAAATAGTTGCTTATGAATGCAACTGATGCTACTATTTTAGGACGCCTTGAACAGCGTAATGAGGTCGAAGAAAGTCCTTTGATGGATCGCTCCTTGACCGTGTGCCTAACTAGCCAGCCTCCGGAATGTTCAACCTGGGGCGATTCTTCAAAGGACTTTTATGACAGACGAAACGACTTACGACAACCACGCAAGGCTCTACGAGTCTGTGCTGCTGGACAAACGCCTGACCGACTCAGACATACGCATTTTGGGCTTCATAAAGTGCAGGAAAGATGGCTGGCAGGTATCCCAGATCTACATTTCCAAGCAGATGGGTATCTCACTTAGCAAGGTAAAAAACAGCATCAATAGGCTTGATTCAGCCGGATACCTTGAGTACAAAGTTCGCAAAACAGATGGCAAAGTTGAGCGTCGAGACATGACAATGCTTCATAAGCCGACACACTGGAATGACCTAAGTGGGTCAGATTCGACAGGTCAAATTCGACAGGTCAATTCTGAACCGTTCAATTCTGACAGGTCAAATATGAACTGTTCTAATCCACAGGTCAAATCTGAACAGTCCATTTTTGAACCATCGGACAGGTCAAATCTGAACCATGC